ACTAGACCTAGTTTGTGTAGCTGTGATCGGTGTGTCCTGATGTTTTGGTCGGTAGTGGTTGGTGCTTGTCCGATGTAAGACATTTGGTTGTATGCGTCACAGAGTTCAGGGTCAGTCATTGGAGTTAGTTCCAAAAGTTTTAGGATTACTGTTTTGACTGTGACTCTGGTGTCCATTGAGTACTTTGCAGCTTGTATCTGATTCATTTGCGGTGACCTGACCAGACTGTGAATGCTCCGACTAGGTAAACCAGTAGCAGTATGAAGATAAGCGGAATGCCTACTGATGGGTTTGTGTCTTTTAGTTCAAAGAGATAGATCACTCCGAATGTTGATAGGACTGTTGCGAGTATTGCTGTGAACTTGTCCATGATTTCCTCTCATGTTTTACAGCAGTTGGTTGCTGTATTTAGATACTAATACCTAGCGCTGACATTTGAGAAGAGTGTGTCGTTAGTGTTTACCTAATTGTTACCATCATCGTAATCAGGCTCAGGAGGCTCGTACAGGGCAGTAAACCCTATTGCGACCTGTGTATCACTTGCGACCTGAAACACTCCCTGTGGGCTTTCTAAGGGTTTTTCAGCGTGTTTGTGTGTCTTACGCCAGTTCTTCACCAAGATAACAGCATCTCTGTCGTCAGTTTCAAACTCGGCACCACAAGAACACACTTCACGGATCATGGTTTCGGATGCAGCACTATCTCTACTCCCATGTCCCCTGGAGTCTCGGCATAAACCTTGTCAGCGATGATGCTAACGATTTGTCCGTCATTGGATAGCACACCAGAAGATTGAAGAGAATCTCCAACTCCTCTGATGAGCTTGTCCAAGTCAGGCATAGTGTTCGGGTACTTGCGACTAACAGACTTAGGTCTAGGCATATGGAAAATGAGATGTAACTCTACTGGTCCCAGCATTGGAACGTGGTGTTCCATAGATGCAACCTTGCATGCCATAGCAACTGTGTCTCTCCATCCCGGCAACTTCTTTGAACTCTCAAACATGATAGCTCTGCCATTACGGACAACCGCAGTCTTTGAACCTTGTGGTGCTGGTTCGCCATAGACCCTAATTCTCATTAGAACGGAGGGTTCTCTGTGAACTCGTTGATTGGCTTTGGTGGAATTGGAACTGCATGCTGATCTACTTTGTAAGTAACACTATTCAAGCTGTGTTCAACTACCTGGTATGTCTGTCCATCCTTTTCAAATGAACCTGCCTTAGTGCCAAGGTCTCCGGTAAAGGTAACGATGTCGTCTTTGTTGATTGCACTAGCTGCATCCAACCACATAGTCCATTGACGCTTTTTTGTTATTTGCTCGCCTTTGACTGTAATGATAAATGTTTCCCAGCCAGAGATAACTCTGCCTTTGTATTCTCCATTTTCAGCGACCTTTGAAACAGTGATCTGAACTTGTACTCTTGCCATGTTATCCACAGCCTCTCTCTTAATAATTTCTATTGTTTTTATATTGTTTTTTATATTGTTTATTAGGTGACATTAGTGTCATGGTTTCATGTCGTAGATGTCATGGTTTCATACCTTAGATGTCACCCTTTGATACCTTGGATGTCACGTGTGTCGGAGTTATCCACAACCACGAACTTCGGGACATAATCATCAAATGCACGATGCCAAGGACCACCGGCACAATCGTCAGGACATGGAACATTTATCCAATAACGATTAGTTTTCTGACCACCATAACTTCTTCCGTTATGACGATCTATATCCAGTTCACCAGACTCTTCAAGCACAGCTAGTGCTCGTATAACCTGACGTTCTGAAACTCCTGCATACATCGCCAATCTTGGAATAGAAGGCCATGCACCTCCACCAGTTTCATCTTCATGCCAGGCGATTCCCAGAAGGACTAACTTCGGAGTTCCTGCATGGTGTGAATGATGGAAAACACTTGCGACACTCGCTGCACTCATTTGACTCTTCTCTCTGATGTTGTAAGTATCTTATTGGGACAGTTGGTTGTCCCTTTGCACTCCTTAGAGTGTAGCCCTGTTCTGGTTGTTCTTCCTCTCCGACTAGAGCAGGGCATTTTACTTCTTTAGACCTTTAGCCAATTCTTCAATCTTGTTTAGCAAGTCTGGCGATACTCCTCTAGTACCCTTAGCCCGCTTGTAAACGCCTCGTAGAGCCTCTATGTCACCCTTTTCAAACTCTAGGTGGGCTAACGCTAAGAAGTCCTCTGCATTGAGGCTTACAGGGACTTGATGCTGAACCTCTTGTTTGCTCGCAATACGCTTGCCACCATCAGCAACTAGAACAGCGATAATAGCTCTTCCCCAAGCTGAGGTTTCTACGTTCTGAACTTCCGAATCACGGGTAAAATTACTTTTACCAGGAACTGGTTCCCAAGCAGTACCATGCCCAGGAGTAATATCGTCAGGACTCCGATAAGCAGCAGCGGTATAAACAACCCAACTCTTGCCAGCAAACTCAATGAATTGAAGTGAGACTTGTTGTAATGATCCATTAGGGTAAACCTCCTTGAACTTGCGGATTCTTTCGCTTACATCTATGTAGTCGTTCATAAATGACATTGTTAGCCTCTCTTGAAAACAATATATGGCAGACCAGTACCTCTAGCCTGTAATGATAGAACTTTATCCCCTTGATAAGTTCCTACTTTCACACCATCCATGATGTGTAAGACTTTGGACTTTAGCAGCGTGAACTGCTGTTCTGTCTCTTCGGATAATTCTTTTGCTCTGATTAGTTGCGGGTACAATTCGCCCAGCTCAATGTCACCATCTCTAATGTGTTCACTTAGAGTTCTGACTGTTTCATAAGTTGATTGACTTCCATCCCAGTCCGGTGCCTCATGCATCTCTAAACACATCAAGAACTCGTAAGCCTTATCTACAAGCTCCAAAGCATAATCAGGGTCATAGTCAATTTCATGCTCAACCATCTCACCATTAGCAACCGCTACAAGAATGCCCTTGCTCAAACCAAGAACGTGCATATACCACATCACCTGGTCTTTATAGTGAGGCGGTAATTCATTCATTGGGTTACGGGAGAACTTGATTTCAAGAACACCTAGAGATCCATCAACCCATTCAATGATTGCGTCAGGGTTAGCCTTGAAACGAGGTTCAGAGGCACTAGCCCAAGTACCTGTATTGTGTGCCTTTAGCCAGTCTTTATTCTCTTCAACCCACAAGTCCTGTATAGGTTGCTCAAATACTGTGCCAAGTTTCATCGCCATAGATGGACCATTAGAGTCTCTAGGCAATTCCCCAATAGCCTCATAGTAGGCGGTGTACGCTGAACGCCATGGGTTATGTCCCATTAGGGTTCCTACAAGTGAACCGGCAACACCTTTACGAGCTTCATGCCATTCCTCTGATGCGTGTTCAAAGTAGCCTAATAATTTGGCGTGTCCGAGTGATTCTATTTGTTGGTCAATAGTCATGCTAAAAGCATAGTGGACTACTCTGACTTCGGGGATGTTCCTAGTGTGTCTTTAGGGTTTAGCACTCTAATGATTACTGGGATGAATGAGATCCATACAGCGTTAGCAACATTCAACCAGTCCTGCTGTGTGAAACTAAAAGGCAATTTGCCAATAGCAAATACAGCGGTTAGAGCAGTTGCCAGGAGTGAACGACCATAGCTTGCGAATATATCTTTCATTTTCTACCTATCTTTGGGAGCCATTGAAGAGGGTCTTCAACTGGCATGGATGCTAATCTCTCAGTTTTACCGCACATGAAATGCAGGTGTGGTCCAGAGCTTGTTCCAGAGTTTCCGGACTTGCCTATGATGTCGCCTTGCTTGACCTGCTGACCAACTTTGACCTCAGCCTTATCTAAATGACAGTAAGCGAACACTCTAATCTTTTCAGCGGTGGCATAAGTCCTCAACTCAACAACCCAGCCCAGAACTTTAGATTCATAGACAGCAACAATAGTTCCCTTGCCCACAGCCTTTAGCGGTGTACCTTTAGGGACAGCATAATCAACGCCTCTATGTGGACCTAAACCTAAAGATTGTCTCAGCTCTGAATGTGTGCCGAATGTGTCCGAAATAGTCGCTGGACTAAGCGGATGAATCAAGGTGGTCATTAGGCAGTTTTCTCGTAATTGAACGACAGATGGAACTGGTCTGTGGTGTCTAAAGTAATCGGGTCATTGTATTTGAATGGCTCATCACGCAATTTATTCCCCTGGCTACTTAGGAACCACAAGGTCATAGCATTAGACCCAGCGGTCAGATGTCCCTTGATGCTCCAATGTTGATTGAGACTTTGGTCGTGAACTGAACCAGCAAATACGTCCTGATGTTTAGCAGCTGTAAATGGCAAAGTAATGCTGTATTGCCCAGTACCAAAAGCGGTCACGCCAGTAAATAATACGTTAATGTTTACAAACACCTGTGAACCAAAGACTGTGTGATCCCCTGTTGCTCCACCTGAATACGCTAAACCTGTGCCAGACCAGACTGGAGTAAATGATGTTGATGTTGGAAATATTGCTCCACCAGTTGCTCCAGCAGGACCCTGAATGCCTTGGACACCTTGCTCACCTCTAGCAAAATAAACCTGAGCATACAAAGCATCAGGCACTATGACCTGAACTGGTGCTACTGAGGGAACAACAACATTTACGATCATTTGACTATTTCTGGACTTACCTCAACTTGACCTCTAGCCAAAGTTAGAACTTTAGATGTTGAAGTCTGTGTCAATTCAATAGCCCAAACATAGTCAGTCTTTACCAGAAGAGAGGTCTGAGCTGGAGTCAAAGAGAACGCCACAGAGTTAGCAGTAGTGTTCACAGTTGGAACGATGTCAATGATTGCCGAGGTAGATGGGTTCTCCCTAATTTGTAATTTAGCAGTCCACCCAGTTAGTGAAAATGGTGTTCCATCGCTGTCAGTAGGGTAAAACTCGCAGTCGCCACTAACACTAGGAAAAGTGCTACCAGCAAGGACGACCAAATCAAACCTGCCATCAGTAATAGTGAATGTTTCACTCAACTTCTTCTACAACTTCCTCAACTACTGGAGCCTCAACTGGTGCAGACTTTTCAGCTTCAAGTGCAGCGTAGTGATCTATGCCCCAAGAGGTAGTTACCTTTGGTGCTAATACTGGTTCTTTTGCCATCATTTATCCTTTACTAATTTGTCAAAGGCTGATTTCAACCTTGTGTATTCCTTGTGTAAGTTTAGATACTTGTCACGCCATTGGTCTAGTTCCTGTTTCAGCGTGGCGAGTTCTTCCCTCAGCTCTTTATTGTTAGCGTACATCTCTGCTCGTAACTTCTCTTCCAGGCTAATGCTCTGAAACCTGCGGTTAGTCAGATACTTGAACAAACTTGACACTCCAGTACCCCCAACAACACCGCTAAGTAAATAAACCCAAGTCTCAACACTCATTAGATTCCCCTCCAAAGACCAATGTTCATTTCCCAATGCTGAGGAGTAATGATGTGGTTGATTCGGCTAACAATTTGAACTACCTGCAACGCTGGCAAAGGGTCCTGAGCAAACTCAACCTGCAAAGTGTAGGCGATATCATAATCAGCAATTGAACTTACTTTGCCATCATCTCTAATCACCGGAACAGTCACCTGTTGAACTTGCTTGATTGTCGCAGAGTTAGCGATTCTAGTTGCCAAGTTAGCCAAAGTCGTTGGACTTCCAGCTGCATCATAAGTCACAGAATATTGTGCAGATTGCTCACCATTAGCAGTAATAGAAGTGGTGTTAGAGGCAGTAGCAGAAGTACCGCTGTTAGTCTCAGTTACCCTGACCTTATTGACTAATAGATCCGAGTCGTATTTTAGAACGATGTTATCCAGGCAATAATGACTGGTGCTAATGGTGGTCAAGTTTTCTAATTTAGCATTGTCAATAAATAGTGCAGCTTGGTTGGCAACATTCTTGGTTGCTGTAACTCTAAACTCTGCTCTCACAGTTCCTGTTGGTGCAACACCGGTAACCTGAACCTGAGTCCATCCAGTTGTAGTCAATGCTGTTATCGGACTTGATGTGAGTGAGATGGTGCCACCACCAGAGTTTATATATGCAATTTGGACCTGTACATCCTTGGTGTTGAAGTCAGATCTAAACCATGCTGATGCCTTGTATTGGCTTGCTGGTGCAGCAGTCATAGTGGTATTGGTTTGAAATATGTAAGCGGTTATTGAGGTAGCAGTTGATTGTGCTTTCATGCTTGCCACACCTGAATAGAACTGTGTTGTGTCTCTAGTCAGCGTGACGCTACCACCACCAACCCATCCAGTTGTGTTTACTTCAAAAGTTCCATTAGTAATTAGGTTTGTAAAGTGAACATTGGAAACAGTAGCGTTAGCAGGGTTATAGGTTATTGCTCTAAGAGTTGCCACGTCAGTTCTAGCTAAATACTGGATTTTGTTTGGAGCATAAGCAGCCCAAATCCACCCTAATTCTGCATCCAAGATTCTGTTTAGGATTTCACCTGATGAAGTATTAGTCCAAGTAAAAGCAGTTTGAACTGTTGATGAACCACCTGCACCGGCTGCAACAAAGTCAATGCCAAGAGGGAATAGAGATGGCCAAGTTACAGCAGCATTTATGGCAGTCGCCAAGTTAGTCATGCAAGGTCTGTATTGTCTTGCAGTTGATGTTCCTGTAATTGAATAGGTTGATAGCTGTGTGTTCAAGAATGTCTTCATAACATCATTGACAGTCAATTCAATTTGAAGTACACCACTCTCGTTCACATAATTCATAGACACATTCTGGATGTAGCCTGTAAACAAATAGTTGTAAAGGCTAGGGCTAGTGTCCGGTGCTGGTTTATAGCGGATGTCAAGGTAGTCGTTAGCCTTATAGCCTGGAGTGCCTAAGAAGTCAGAGAGACTAGCTTTGACCATCTTGATGGTTGCAGTACCTACTGCACCCTCAGTAAATACACCATTCTCAATTTCTATTCCACGATCTATATCTACTTCAAAAGAGTCTGCAACTATCTCAACATAAGACGAAATGCTGGCATTGTAGTATCTGATGGATAAGTCAGTTTTAATATCAAAAACATCGTTTGCCATTAGCTCACCAAGTACTTACGACCAGACTTCTTTTCAAGTAATTTGATTTCCTTGATAATGTCACTAGCACTAATGACCGCTTTGTTAATGTTGATTTCATAGCTCGCATTACCCATAGATGCCTGAACAGCACCAGCCTGAGCACCTGTGTTATAGAGGCTACTCTTTAGACCAACAATGTCCTTTAGATCACCTGACGCTAAAAGAGCCTTAGCTGCAATGTTTCCCTCAACTGGACCCATAGCAATAAGTTCATCTACCAAAGGCTGACTGCCAGGCGTCTTTAGAATGGTCTTTAGGTTAGCGGCGAAACCTTTAGCAGCAGTAACCATACGCTGTAATTTTGCTTTGAAGAAGTCCACGTTGAAAACGCTGTATTCATCTTCACCGAACAAACCAAATGAAACATTGACAGCATCTCTAAAATCTTCGGCAGTAGATTTCATGCCTTCAATTTTGGAATCCAAGGCTTTACGGACTTTATCTGCAAATGCTTTAGCAGCTGCAACCGCAGCAGGTGTAGCCTTCTTAATCTCTTTAGGTATCTTCTTTATAGGTTCTGTAATTTTAGGGACTTCGGTCTCTGCTGTTTCAGCAGTTTCCATAAGCCACCCAGCGACACTTCCAAGGGCTACAAGAATTGCACCTAAACCAGTACTAACTAAAGCAATTTTCATAATTTTCAAAGCGGTTGTAGCCTTGATGATTCCAGCTTGTGTCAGAGCAATAACACCATTGACAGCCATAAAGCCAATTTTCAACAATAAGACTTCTGCAATAAACAGTTTTACAATGCCAATGTTTTGTGTAAGGAATATTCCAGCATCAGCAATTGCTTTACCTACTGCAACAAAGAGATCAACTAATTCTCTAACATTCTCTTGACCTTCTGGACTTGCAAGGTACGCTGCGAACTCTTCCAATGCTGGTAGCAAAGCCATACCGACAGTCTCTTGGATGTCAGCAAAAATAACTTCTAAACGCTTGTATGGGTCAAGATTGGCTGCCTCTTCTGCTGCACCCTTGAACTGAGTCCGCAATTGCTCCATAAAGTCAGAGCTTGTGTCAATGCTTGGCAACAACTTTTTCAAAGCACCAGTATTACCGGTGTATGCCTTACTCATAGCGTTAGTGACCGTGCTTAGGTCTTTACCTGTACCAGCAGAGACATCAAGAGCAACATCTAATAAGTCTTGTCCCTGAGCTAGAGATCCAGTTGCTCTTACAGCAGATGCTAAAGCAGGTCTAAGTTCATCATCTAGTACAGCAGTCTGTAACTGTGTGGACTTTATGTAAGATTCAGCACCAGCAATAGCATCAGTAGTAGCACCGAAACTATTCTTCAAAGCATTAGCAAGAAGTCCCTGGCTCTTTACATCCTCTGATGCAGCCTTAGTTGCATTCTTTAGCCCATTAGTTAGGACAGCAAGACCAATGCCTACACCAAGACCGCTGAGGCTCTTGTTTAGGCTCCTGCCGACCATGTCCACGTTGGACTTTAGTTTGCGTAGATCCTTAGAAATGACAGCAGTAGTCTTTGATAACTGGTTCTTACCAATGAAATTGACTACAAGATTTGTTGCCATGTCTATCCTTTATCTTTTAGTGCATCTATCACAGCTTGGTATTCACGCAAAGTCATTTGCCTTACCTCTGTAAGACTCAGACCTGCATGGACAACCATGAACGCTAAGCGTTCTGCTGCTCTATCTGCTACTGCTCTTTTGGGTCAGACACACCTGCAAACAAGCTGTTAGCCTCAGTCATTGAGATTTGTCCTGCTTGTTCCAAAGTAAAGTCTGGGTCAATGCGTTTCTTCATAATAAAGATGATTGCTTTCATGGCTTTACCCTTAGCTTGCCCAGCGTCTAACAACTGGTCAATGCTACTTCCGGTGATAAGTTCAATCTGCTCAACTTCATTCAAAGTTAGTGATTCGAAGTCAAATGTCTGGTTGGTCATTTTTTTGCTCCTGGTAGGTTGTTTATATGTTGTTGCATCAAACGAGTGTAAGTTGCAAAGATTTCTTCTCTACTATAACCCAAGGCCTCGGTAAAGAATGGTTGCGGTTTGATTCCTCTGTAAACGAGTCTCTTCTTGTCATAGATCCAACCCCAGTGAATAGGGTTAGCGTAAGGGACTTTGGTTTTGCGAACTTGCACACTTCCACCGACAGCACTTCTGCCGGTTTCCGCACTATTGCGAAGTAGTCCTGTTTTGACTGGAATCAAAGGGATAGAACGTCTCAAAAGAATCTCGGCAGCCTTCTGCCCAGCATCCTTGATAACGCTTTGGTCTGTCCCAAGTTCCTTCATAGCCTTTAGAGCTAGGCGAAGGTCCCCTTCGTCAATTCCAGTCTCCACAGGAAACTAACTAAGCAGCTGTTTTTACAGTAAGACCATAGTAAACAGGAGGTGTGGTTGATGGTGTGTGAACAGCAGCCTTTACAGTAAGAGCCACAGAGAACTTTACGATCTCGTTGCTTGTTAGTGATAGAGGTGGTAGCTGGTCAAAGACAACTGTTCCTGTGTAAATCGGTGAAGATGCAGTACCGACAGCGTTACCCTGTGGGCTAACTGTGAATGCTACCTCTGTACCAAAGTTGGTCCATAGGATTCTGTAAAGGCTTGCAGCGTCACCGCTTGTAAGACCTTCAAGGTTTAGTGTCCATTGTCCACCGGCTCTGACCTCGCAAAATGTTTGCACATCGCCTGGGGCATCATCGAGTGTTAGCTCGACCATGTTTGCGTCACAGTTGTATTCGGTTGCACCGATTTTAAATGAAATGTTGCTTGCTTTGATTCTGGTTGATGCTGGCATCGGGTTCTCCTTTAGAGGGTTATAGATAAATCAAGGTTTAGATCAGAGGCTAAATACTCAGCGTTATTAGCAGCTAATCTGTAAGGCGGGTTTACAGTCTTTAGGATTACATAACCTATTGACGTAATTGCTGAGACTGTGTCGGCGATAAGTTCATCTAGTGCCTCAGTAGCCTCTTCATTAGTAGCAGTTGATGCCACCAAAGTTAGGTTTAGACCTAGACGATATTCTCTTCCAACAGTTTCAGCTACAAGATACGGACTTCCAGCGGTGATGATAACAATTGGCGGAGTAATGCGTTCTGGAACATAGTCCAAAACATCCAACCCAGCGGTAGTCAAAGCAAGAGCAAACTCTGCCTTGCTTAGTGTTATCTCATTCGTCATAGACCCGGACCTGTAAATGGTAGGAGCATTTCCCTAGCTGCATTCATTGGATCCTTAGCAATACGGACAGCAGTACCAAGGTCAGCGAACTGAGCCACTCCGTTAGGAGCAGACCGGCGATGGAACAGTTCAGAGGCACATGAGAGAACAGCAGAATCTAGCACATCGGTAGGAACACGCCCTGCACCGACAAACTTCGCCACCATCTGGTTAGCCGAGGCTAGACAAGAATCAACGAAACTAGAAACTTCTTTAGTTCCAACATACGCCCTGAACTGCTCCACCGTTACAGCCATGAGTTATTAGGCTCCGGTGTTTAGCTTGACGATTGCACCCTCAAACGGAACTGCAACAGCAGCGTATCCGTAAACAGAGTATGTGTCCTGCAACTTGGTGACATCAGTTGAACTTAGGCGAGTAGGGTTACCGCTTGATTCGTATGTGGTCAATGCAGCAGAGTTAGCAAGGTAAGCAGTCTTTGCATCCATCGCTGGGTCTACAACAATTGGGAGACCAAGGATTGAACCCTGGAGACCTGGAATGTTAGATCCACCGATTGAGTTCTGACCATCGCCAACCTGAGCAACAACTGGGCGACCAGCTGTGTCTACGATTGAAACTAGACGCTTGTAAGCAGTTACACCAGCAACGATGAACTCTGGTGATAGACCAGTTGCGTTGTAGATGTATGCAGCACCATCAGCGATTCCACCCATAACAGCAGCAGCAGTTAGAGCTGAGATGTCGTAGGTCTTACCAGTCCAAGTTAGACCAGTTAGAACTGCGATGAAGTCCACGTTCATCTTCTTTGCGTAAGCAAGAGACATAGCCTGGAATGCAACATCTAGGTAGTTCACAGTTGATCTCTCAATTGCTTGCTTTGAGATGTTTGTGTAACCACCATAAGTGTTTACTGTTACTGAAACAGTTGATAGAGCTACGTCACCTGTTGAGAGTGCTGTGTTCTCTGTGGTCTGCTTTCCAACAGCGATTGTGTTGGTGTTTACCTTTGCGTATTCAATGGTCAAACCAGTTGCTGGTAGAGCCTGAATGTTGAATGCGTTTAGAGTTGGACGACCTGTGTTGATTAGGTTGTTGATGTAACCAACGAATGCTGGACGAAGAGCTGCATCTGCGCTTGTGGCACGGAATAGTTCTACTGCATCCTGGTCACCTGAAACTAGAGCCTTAGCGTATTCACCTTGTGAACGGAACTTGGTCTCAAATGCGTTTACTGCGATTGTAGGAGTCTTTACTAGGTCAAGTTCTCTGCGGATTTCAGCCACTTCATCTTGAACTGCACGGACATCCATTTCCATGTTTTCAGACATGATGGTTTCCTTTGTTTGGATTGAATCCGCTACCACATCAGTAACGGGTTGTTCTTCACGAACCTCAGATATTGAGGCTCCTGAAAAGGCGGGCCAGTTAACGACTGAGACTTCTTTCAAGTCCACTAGCGTTCTGGTAATTAGGTTTCCTTCTCTAGTCTGCTCAACTGGAACGAATCCCACGCTGAACTTGTTGATCACGTTGTCTTTAAGCAAGGTGTACGCTTCATTTCCACGAGGTGTGTCAGAGATAACAGCTCTAATCTCAAAGCCTTCTTCTGTGTCTTTACCTTCAATTACTTTTCCAATTGCCTCTGAATGTTGCCAAAAGAGTTTGACATCTTCAACTGAACGGATTGCACCTGGCACGAACTCTTCTTCGTAAACTCCACCGATGTCTGCACGTTGCCCATAAGGAACAGCAATTCCAACGATTTCTCTAGTGTCAGCTTCAAGTCTTACCTCAAAACTTCTAGTCTCTAATTCGGTCATTCCAGACCCTCTTTTCTTCTTACTTCTTCGGTTGTCATAAAGCCAGCACGAATCGCTGTCTCATACATGTT